CATATCCACCACCACGGTTGTATGGGAAGAAGACAGACAAGCCGGAGGAAACAGGCTGAATGTCCGCATACGACTCGTAGTCACCAATGGGGAGCAGAGAGACGCTCTTGGGACTGAGGATCTCTCCACCACGAAGTACAAGCTGAGTAGACTCTGTGAACAGAAGAAGCTCTGTGTTGAAGACAACACCGGACTTCATGGTGCTGATCTTCTGACTACTACTGGAGATGTCGATTGGATCTGAGTCGGGAAGGTCGAGAGTCGTGGTGCGCCAGAAGTTGAAGAACTCTGAAGCCTCACTCAGGATGATGTTTTCACCACTCAAGAAACCAAGACGGTTCTTGAACAACACCATGTTGGTGATGCGATCTCCCACAAAGGTAGGATCGCTGTTTGTTTCAAGATCTCCAGCTGCACGATCTGCCCACTTGAAGCTTGTGTAGGTAACTCCTGCCGGAACATTGCTTGCAGGAGTAGTTCCATCTGCCTTCTTGAACATGAAAGACCCGTCGCTCTGACGAATCAAGATGTGAGGCATCGTTCCGTAGTTGAACTTGTACTTGATTCCGGGAGCAATGGTCTCACGCCAGATGCCCTTGGAGAATGTCCCGTCTTCAGCCTCGAACTTCACATAGTAGTCATCGATGCCAGACTCGGGAGCCCCAAGAACCCGAACGACGTGGTTATGCGAGGCGGTATACGGAAGATCTTCAAATCGTTGAATTTGATCCCGAATAATTGCTGCGCCTTGACCGCCAAAATCGTCTTCGACAGAGATGGTAAAGTTTGTATTTCTGGTGATTTTCAGTACACCATCGACTGCAACGGCTGTGTAGTTTTCTTGACCGTTGATCAATGTCGCCAAAGCTTTTGCAACATGGTCCGTACCAATGTTGTGATTTCCTGTAGCGTCTTTGGGACTGTCGTGGGTGTATGTAACTGTGCCGCTTCCCGCACTATTCGTCAGTGTTACTGAAATTGATCTTGCGTAATTGTCTTGTTTGATAAAGACCAGAGCGATCCGGTCGTAGTTGATGCTCGTGGTGGTGGACGCATCCATTGCAACTACGGTCGAGCTGTTGCTGGTAGCAGTGTTCACAATGAATGTGACATCTGCAATGGTCAGAGCCTTGATGGTGTCCCGTGTTCCACCAGTCAGGTAGTTCTTGGCCCCAGTGTCGTAGTAGACATTCTGGCGAGTGCCATCAAGGTTGTAGACGAAGATCTCGTCTGGGTGAATCAAGCAGATGTACTTCTCGTTGACATCTCGGATGATCAAGTGGGGCTTTGCATCAGACTCACTGGCAAGCGAGAGGATCGATGAATCGACTTGCTTGCGAAATTCCGCAATCTTCGACGCAGGAGGACGCTTGATGAGCCCTTCGATTGGGCTGGGGAAGGCGTTCTCCATCACCTCGCATTGATTGCTGTCGCGCACAGCAGGAGACTGCTGGCTGACTCCTCCGATGAGGTTTGGGATCGACTGGGTGATCAGGGGCATCAGTAAGTCCTGTAGGAGGCGTTTCGCATGATGACGCTGGCAGTCGAGTACTCATCGAAGATCGAGTAGTCGGCAGTGTCCATTTCGTACTCGCGCATCTTCCCAAGAGCCATGACTTCATCCTGAAGATTGAAGACATGGTGCTTCTCAGATCCCACCATTCGATCCATGAAGATGCGGGAAGCACGAATCATGATGTACCTGCGGGCTGGCTCCGGAATCTCCTCGAAGTCCAGCATGACGATCCGAGTGACCTCGATGGGGCTGGAGAAGACATACGAGTTCGTAGCCTTGTTGTACAGCCTGTTTCCCCGCGTGACGATGTCGAGACCTTCGGTCGGATCCGTATCCACCCGAGCGACATTCTCGGAGACATACAGAAAGCCCGAGGCATCCGGAGTCATCGTCACCTTGTACTCGATGTTGAAGTGCCAGCCATACGACTGAACTTCACGGCTGACCTCGTTCAGGATCTGCACGGCGATCAGAGAATCGGCCCGCTGCGAACTCAGGGAGTTCACAGGAGGCTCTCCGATTGTGGACAGCATCGTGTTGATGGCTTCAAGTTGGCTGGTCTTCGTGAGCATGAGTACCTCGATAAATGGGCGGTAGGCTCCAAGAGGAACCTACCGCCCTTGTGTTGTGCGTTCAGCCGTTAGGCTGAGTTACTGATCAAGCGATCAGCTCGTAGCAGCACTCTTCGCGGAGAATGCCGTGACCCATTGCGTACTTCGCGAGCATGAGCGTACCGAGACGCTCCATGATGTACTCGCTCTCGACCGCGAGGTCCATGAGCTTGACCGTACCAATGCCGTCCGTGTGGAAGACAATGCCTTGGGTGCCGCTGTAGTCAAGACCCGAGTAGCCAGTGTCAGCACCCGAAAGGTCGTTCTTGATGCCAGACGCGCCGTGAAGAGCGGACTGAGTCGAGGACTCGTTCACAGTCGGGATGTGGTTCGACTTCATCACCGTGATGCCCGCGATCTCAACGATCTGGCCCTTGGCGATGTTGCCGTTGCCTCCGTAGTCCTTGTTGATGGCAATCTTCGCACCATCACCATTGACGAGCTTGTAGTAGTTGGCTGGAGTGAGGATCGCGTAGCGATTGTCCATCGGCACGTTCTTCTCATCCATCTTCTGAGCAGCTTGGAAGAGCGCAGCGATGAGGTCTTCTGAAGCCGTTCCGGTGCTTGCGTCACTGACATCGATCTGAGCACCGAGGTACTGAGTCGAGGTTCCCGAAGACACATTGTAACGGTCGGTGGTCTTGCGAGCCGCAGCGATGACGGTGCGGATCAGGTTCTTGTCAGCGGTGTACGCAAGAGCACGACCGATTTCCTTCGAGTAGGTCGAACGGACATCGTAGTGATTCTTGAGTTCATCGATATCAGCAATGAACACCGAGCTGAGGAGAACGTCATCGATGTAGATGAGCTTCTCGTTGTGCTTGAACTTCTGGAGGTACTTCGAGCTACCCGTGTTAACACCAACGGTGTTGTTCACCGGATTAGTCGAAGAAACCGTGTTGGCGTAAGCCGTCGTGTCACCAGTCGTGAGGACCGATTCACCCGGAGTGTGGTAGCCAGCAGTCGCAACGCCAGTCACGGCGAAGGAAGCGACCTTGCCCGAGCTGATGGTGCGGACCTTGGTGAGGGGGAGCATGAGATTTGCTTCCTCAAAGCTGGCGATGATCTCGCCCGAGAAGACCTTGAGAAACAGCGAATCAACGTCTCCGGCCAGATTGACCTGACCGAGACGTGAAGGAGTGGCTTCGATTGGCATTGTTGGAGATTCCTAGAAAGAGTGCGTGTGAAAGTCTTGACCGTTAGTCGCTACTCTTGAGGTTATCCCACGCATGGGGCCACAACTCGCAACTCGTCTCACCCGTCAAGAAGGTGAAACTTCCTTAGATTCCTCCACAAAGCTAGGAGGAACTACATACCAACCTTCGGGGATGTCCACAATGTTGTCCATAAGTGTCCATTCCCCTTCGATGTAGGCGTAGACCCGCGCCTTTGCTTTAGGGCCGATCCTGATCGGACTTGACTCCGGAATCAGTACGGCTCTTGTGCATCCACTGGCGAATCCGAGAACCAGCACGACGCAAAACAGCAGGATCCCGATTAGCCTCGATGGCCTTTCGGGATCCTGCTGCAAGCTTCGCAAAGAACTCAAGAAACGCCACGACCAGCGTCGTGAGTATTGCATTCACTTGGCTCCGGCCTCTTCACTGGTGACATTGTTGTCCCGTGCCATGATGAGTCCAATGCCAGCCATGACTGCCGCGCTGGTCGTAGCCACATCGAACACGGTGTTGGGATCGTTGTCGAAGAGAGCCGTGAGTGCAGCACCGACAGCGGTCAGGATTGCAGCAACTCCGGCAACGGTGGTCTTCCAAGACTTCATGTTTGCTCCTTATCGGCTGTTGACCCCGAAGACATTGCTGTTCTTCAGGCGGTTTTCAAGATCACGACGGTACGCAGGATCCTTGGAGTAGCGTGGATCCTTCATGGCGGCGACAACTTCAGCAACGCTGCGGAAGACGCCACCAGAAGGTCCAGTGACCTCTCCCTGAATCAGCTTGGCTGGCTGGCCGTTGGACTGGACATACCGAGCCTGAAGACCACGGACAGCCATCTGCATGGATGCGCTGTTTCCAGCGTCCATGATCTCGTTGAAGGCGTCGATCTCACCCTCCTCAAGGTTCTCAGCGGCCCACTCCAGCATCGAGTTGTACTGGGCTTCGCCGCCAGCCATCGAGTAGATCTGTTGGGTCTGGCGTTCGCCCACGGCCTTGACACCATCGACATAGTTGCGAACGACATTCTCAGGAATGCCCTGTGCAACCAGCTTCTGGATGCTTTCCTCGCTCAGGTCTCCGGTCTCTGCGTATTCCTGAGCGTAAGGCTCGAAGTTCAAGCCGCTCGGAGTACCAGCGTCAGCCTGAGGTTCAGCCTTAGGCTTCTCCGCAGGGGTTGAGAAACGCTTCTCCAGTTCGGAGTATGCCTTGGCAAGATCCTCGGGCGACTTGAACTTCTCAGGCAACCATTGAGGACGCTCCACGGGTGCGGGAGTGTTCTCTGCTGCCTGTGCTTCTGCCACGGCCTTTGCCATGGCTTCATCAACGGGTTGTTCTGGCGTGTAAATGACTTGGGTACTCATGCTTGCGATCTCATGTTTGCCTGAGCAATGCCACTCATCGACTTGATGACTTCATTGCCGTGGTTTGCCAGCAGATTCGATTGCATTTGCATCTGCTGCTCTTGAGCGAGTTGCTCTTCGGTCTTTACCAGCCCAGCCGTGTCGATGCCAAGGGCGGCTGCGCGACGATTCATGTATTCACGGACATCAATGTACTGCTGGATCATCTGAGGGCCAAGGATCTGTCCGATGCCCTGTAGGTAGACATCCAGTCGGTTGAGGTCATTACCACGTCCAAGAGCATCAATGCCTGTGACGATGGTCGGAGTGACAAAGTCCTTGGGGAGCTTCGGCATACGACGGCTCTTGGTAAGACGGTCAATGATCCGACCAACCAACGGAAGCTGGAACTCTTGAGACAAGATCGAGTAGATGCCACCAAGCTGACGTTCAATGCTCTGAGTGACAAGCCGAACTTCTTCAGCAGTCACTCGCTCTGCGTTTCGGATTGTAGCCTCAGTGAGCAAGAAGGCATAGCTGAGACGCTCTGAGATTCCCTGAGCAGTAGTCAAAGCTACCTGAAGATCCTGACCCTTGTTCACCTGAAGCACGGAGACATCCGTAGCCATGCCCTCGCGGATTGCTCCGTTGGGGGCTTGAGCCAGAGTCTTGGCACGGGTGGTTCCAGTTGGGTTCACGAGGAAGAGAACCTTGGAGGCGGCTGCTGCGGCTTCCACGATGCTCTTGGACAGGCTCTCAAGTGAGATCAAGTCTCCGAGGTACTGCTCAACGTAAGAGCGTCCGTAGTCTTCTCCATCCACACGGTTCATCCGCAGGGCAAGGAACGGATTCTGTTCCATCGGATAAACACCGTAAGACTCTGGAACGATTTCTCCCTCTACCTCTTGGTAGACCTCGACCTTTCCATTTGGCATGGTGTGGCAGCAGGTGTAGATGTCCACGGTGTCTTCGTGAGAACACATACACGAGCGAACGAAAGGTTGAATCTCTTCTGGAAGCATCGACGGAGAGACTGTCTCCTTGATGACGATCTTCTTGGCATTGCCCATTGGATCACGCTTGACTACGAAACGATCAAGCTTGATGACGCGCATAGGGCCATCGTCTGGGAAGTAAAGAAGAACAGATCCACAGACGATCAGTTGCTTCACTGCCTCAAACAGGCTGCTTCGGATGCCGAGAGATTCGATCTCTTTGCTGACTCGACGCTCCAGTTCAGCAAGGCTTGTCTCTACCTCCCCCTTCGCATTGGGCGAAAGTGCCATGAGCTTCATCTGGGCTTTAGTGTCCAAGATGAATCGGAAAAAGGGAGCGTTCGGGGGAAGTAGAGACAATAGCAGTGCAGAAGCCAGATTATTCACGCCACGCGCACCTACGGATTGGTAGGGGGTCGGAAGGCGTTGAGCCGATTGATCCCCGTCATCCGTCATCAGGTGCGGCAGGGTCAGTCGAGCGCAATCTCGGGCTCGCAGCAAATAGCTGTGCCGCTGATTCTCAAGATTGGCGTATGTTGCCTTCGCGGTTTGTGGCATGATCAGGCTCCCGGAACATTGACGGAAGTGGTGCGAGGAATGGTAAGACCGCGCTTGCCCTTCTTCTTGTAAGTGATCTCGTCACGAGGAGTCGCTGGCGCAGGAGTAGACTGCATCATCTGCGGCGCAAGCATCGGAGCGGGGGCAGGAAGAGTTGTCTTCTCAACCGTGGTTTGATAAGAACGGCCACCACCAATACACATCACTGCACCTCATTCTGCTCGTTGTAGACTTGCCACAGGGTTCTGACGAGCGAGCGTTGCCCTGCGTAGAAGAAAATATCCCGCTCCCCCATGGAGAGATCGGGACACTTCTCAGGAACTAGTTCCTCAAGCTTCTTAAGTAAGCTCAAGGGAACAGGCGGAAATTCGCCGTCCTTAAACTCATTCAAGGAAGAAACCTCCTGCTGCTTCCTTCTCCTTACGCTCCGAGTGGATGGCGTAGAAGATCACGATGTAGTTGATGACATCGAGGACGGTGTCGAGAACCTTCTCATCGGATACTTCGTACTTGAGGCTGGAATCAGCAAGGGTGTTGAGGCGGGAGATCTTGTCGCTGAGACGGACAAGTACACCAGTCTCCGTCTTGCATAGTCCCAGCTCCTCGCACTTGGTGAAGTTGAGGAAGGCGTGGGTCTGATCCTTGCCTCCGCTGTAGTCGTGGTTCTTCTTGCGAGAAAGTTCACGGGCCTGATCACACAGGCTTTTGTGGAGTTCCATCAGTTCTTCGCGGGTTGCCATAGTCGTACCTTTCTGCTGTCCCAATCGTATTCGTCCATGCGGAGAATGCGGGCCAACCTAGCCTGATTCAACGCATATTCGGGGGTGAAGCCGCTGTTGACATACGCATCCTCGACCTCCTGCCAAGTCCCCTGCTTCAGGATCTTGGCAGCAGTCACGGGGCCGACACCTTCAAGGCCGGGGTAGCCGTCTGCCTTGTCTCCGGTAAGAGTCTGGAGCAGCCAGTTCCGATCAGCCTCTTCTGGTTTTACGAAAGTAAAGGCGTCGTGATCTGGGTTGTAGATCCAGCCGGGAATGGTCTTGAAGTCCTTGTCGGTGGAGATGATCAGGGAAGTCAGTCCATGGTGGTTGTCCCGAGTATGGCACAGGCCGATCAGATCGTCAGCCTCAATGCCATCCTCAGTCATACAGTGGTACTGCTGATCCAGCATCTCCTTCAGAGCCCTGAATCCCGCTGGCTTTCGTACCTTCTTGCGATGCGCCTTGTACTCGGGGTAAATGTCCTTACGGAAGTTCCGAGAGCCCGTAAAGTGAATGGTAAGGCTTCCTTTGGTCATTGCTCCATACTTGACCATGGTGGAATTCGCCATTCCCATAGCTTCATTCAGGTTGCAGAACACCACATCGAGATCGTCATCGAACCGAGCGCAGTACTCGCAAGCGGAGCAGATGCCATAGATCAAGATGTCGCCATCAATGTGAACTCGGTCGAACTTGGCGGGGAGAAGTTCAGTCTTCATCGGATGCTCCAATGTCTCTGGCGATGTCCTTGGCCATCTCAAGAAGGCCAATGACCTCGTGTGGATCTGCGTTCGTCGCGCAGTGGTAATCAGAACGCTTGTTGGTCGTGCGCTTGTATCCGATGAAGAACATCGAGTCGTAGCGTCGTTTGATCTCTGCAATCAGTTCTTCAGTAGGAATGAAGTCGAGTGGCTTTTCCATCAGTGAGTCTCCGCCCAGTTCTTACCGACACGGTATTCGCCATCCAACGGGCATCGGAAGCCGAACGAAGCACCCGCACGGCGGATAGCTTCAACCATGATCTTACCAACAGTGTCAGCATGGAGTGGATCACACATCAGTTGGTATTCATCGTGAACCGCAGCAACTTGTTGCACATCAAGGTTGTTCTTCTTGAACTCATCGTGAGCAATGATGCAAGCCTCCTTCATGATCACAGCACCCGCGCTTTGAAGCAGAGTGTTCAGTGCTGCGTGTGAGCTGCGGATCGGGAGCACTCGACCATCAATGCCCTTGAGTTGTCCTTTGGTTCCAACGATGCGCTCAACATCATCCTTGAGCTTCTGAAACGCAGGGACAGCCGTGTAGAAGTTCGCACGGCTCTTCTTGCCCTTCTTCACATCACCACCAAGAACCAGTCCAAGCTTCGTGTCTGCTGCACCATAGATCAGGGCGTAGATCCCTCCCTTGGCTTGGTTTCGTGCAGCCTTGTGGCTTGGGTTTGCTTTGTCTTGCTGCTGCTGAGGAGCCAAACCAAACGCCTTCGCATTCTCCCAGTGAATGTCACAAGAGATGACCTTCTTGGCGTACTCGCCTTTGTCGTACCGCCCGAGGAAATGCGCGAGACAACGAAGCTCAAGACCAGAAGCGTCAGCACCTACGAGAACCTTTCCGTCAGTAGGAATGAACAGAGACCTGTAGGCCGGATCGGTGGGAACCTGAGCCATGTTTGGAACGCTGTGAGTACAACGACCAGTCACTGCTCCGTTGGTGTTCACACGACCATGAAGCTTGCCGTTGATGTGGAGCTTCAGCCAAGCGTTCTCACCGTCTGCAAGTTGCCCAAGACGCTTGACGCAGGTCAGATACTTGGAGAGAAGCTTTGCCTCTGGGTAATCCAGAGAGTCAAGCACAGACTCATCAACACGAGCACGACCATCAGGAGTCATCTCTGTTGGCCGCCACCCATACTTCTCGATGAGACGCTCTGCGATCTGTGTGCGTGAGCCGGGATTGAACTCCTCGATCTTCGGCTTCAAAGGCTTGCCAGTCTTCTCGCTGACGCGATTGATGATCTTGTCGGGGAAGACCTGACGCATCTGTGCTTCGATCTCCAGCTTCTCCCTGATCAGCGCGGAGTGAAGCTTCTCGGCGGCGTGAACATCGAACCTGAATCCGTTGCGTTCTTGTTGCCTGATGATCTCTGCGAACTTGTGCTCGACCTCCACGGCCTTCGGATCAATCTCTGCGATGTTGAGATGTTCGTACAGCTTCACCGTGACGCGAACATCTTGCTGGCAATACTCCAGCATTTCTTCGGAGAACTCGGTGAAGTCTGGAGCGTCTCCCTTGTGGAGCTTCAGCCTGTGTCCCCAAGCCTTCAAACTGTGCGAACCCACCAGCTCCTTCGGGAAGCCGCTGTTCAGTGTGCCGAAGTCATCGTTGCGGAGATCCGGATACTTGAGGCGAGACACGACAAGCGTGTCGATGATCGGACAAGAAAGCTTGAGCCTAATCAACTTCTGAAGAGCGGGTAGATCGAAGGCCATGATGTTGTGGCCGATGACGATCTCTGCGATGCCGCACAGTTCGATCAGTTGAGAAGGTGTTACCTGCCGAGGTTCTGCTCCATCGACGCTCACGACGATGCAGTGCAGCGTCTTGAGATCCGTCATGTGGATCCAGTCCTCGATCATGTTCGTTTCGATATCTAGGAAGAGTTTCATTTGTTCACCATATCCTCGTATGTCTTTCCCTGATCTTCAAGCAGTCGCTTCAGCTTTCGTAGAGCTTGTAAGCCGCATTCCTTGATGGATTCGGGAGAGTCAGTCTTGTTCTCTTGTGCGTTCCATATCCGAGTCACCTCAGACCAAGATCGCAATCCTTTGTCGAATTCAGTACTCACGGGCCTCATACTCCGCGAGTCGAAGCAGAAGTTTTGTGTTCTCTTTCTTCAGCCTCGTGATCGTCTCTTCCTTGGTCTCGATTGGTTCCATGAGGATCGGAGTGTGAACCCCATGCCAGCCTCCCAAGATGTTGAAGTTGAAGAACTCGATGGCATCAGTTTCATCCATGCCTTCAGCCATCAGGTTGGCACGGATGATTGCGTTGTCGTAGACAGCAAGAGCCAACTGGCCGCACCGCTGGCCAACACCGATGATTGCGTTGTCGTGACCATCCACGAACAAAGCAAGTTCATTGTGCTCTGCGATGAATGTGCGAGGGTCATCCAAGAAGCACCTTCGTGACTGCATCTAGTGCTTGAACCATCTGGGGAAGGGGAACTTCGACTTTGGTATTCACGATCTCATCTTTCTCAAGATCGTGCTTCTCCACAGTCAATGTGACTATGGAAGAATCTTCAGTCCACCCAGAGACGATCAATGTTGTCCTGCTGACCTTGCGCTGTTCCTCACAAGTGATTCGTATGTCCATAGTCATCTCACCTTCCATTTTCTGTTAGCTCCTTCAGCTTCGTCTCGTTCATTCTGATTTCGATATTGAGCATTCGGATCTGTTGCTTCAGTTCCTTGATGCGATCTAGAAACTTACGACGCTGCACATCAATGTTGATGGCCTTGTTCCATGGATGATCCTTCTTGGGCTTTACGGCGGTCATTCGATGTCCTCATTTACTGGAAGTTCCTCGACTTCGGCCAAGCGACCATTGTCCCTGTACCACCGAAGTCCTCCTGCCAATCCTGTCTCACCTGTGTATCGGTTCTTCAGGACGCGCAGCGTCAGCAGATTGGCATTCTCGTCATCCTGCTGATTTCGTTCAAGTCCAATCACCGCATCAGCCAGCTGTGCAATGCTGTGTGATCCACGAAGCTGGGCCAGCGATGTCTGTGCTCCATTCTCGTGACCACGATCACCGTCAGGACGGCGAAGGTGAGACACGACGAACAGTGCGATCTGCGTCTCCTCCACAAGCGAACGCAGAGATGTCATGGCGTTGTCGATCAGTCTACGCTCGTCGCCATCGCCAAGACCAGAGACCACGATGCTCAAGTGATCAAGGAAGACATACTCGCATCCAAGAGCCTTGGTCATGTAGCGCACACGAGCCAATAGGTTTTCTGGGTCAACCGATCCGAAGTGATCGAACATCACGACCTTGGCAACGGTTGCGTCGAACGCCTCCTTCTTCTGCTGCTCGGAGATCCCGCGTTCAGCCCACCAGTACGGAGGACAGTTGAGATGAATGCCCATGAGGTTGCGTCCGCTGCGCTTCACGGACTCCTCAAGCATCAGCATCCCAACCTTCTTGCCCGCACGGATCAGATGGCAGATCAACTCACGGCAGACCGATGACTTGCCGATGCCTGTGCCGGAGGTAAGAACGACGAGTTCGCCCTTGCGGATCCCCAGCAGCTTGTCGTTGAGTTGTGTCCACGGGTAATCGACGCTCTCCGTGTTGTCTTCGGTAATGACGGTTTCCCATAGGTCTGAACCCATGACAACTCCGTCTGGCCTATAGGTCTTCGCTCCGTACACAGCATCAACGATCTTTGCAGCAGAGCCAGCCTGAAGAGCCTCGTTGGCATCCTTGTAGCCAGCCACGCGACCGATCTTGGCCTTGCCCGGAGTAAGCAAGAGAGCGCACTCCTTTGCGGCCTTGCGCCCTGCATCGTCATCATCGAACAGGATGTGAACAGCATCAAAGGTCTCAAGCCACTCAAGACTTTTCTGAAATGCCTTCACTGCTCCGGCGGCTCCGGTGGGTACAGACACCACGGGCCACTTGTTGCTGAAGACTTGTGAGACGGTCAGTGCGTCGATCTCTCCTTCAGTGACCGTGACCATCTTTCCACCGTCACGCCAAAGGTGCTGACCATACAGGCCGACATCTTTGAACTCGCCAAGAGCCACGAAGTCCTTGGAGGGGAACCGAAGCTTCTGAGCGACGATTGCTCCGTCCTTCATGTACTGAGCAACTTGAACGCTCTGGCCGTTGTATTCCCCAACCCCGTATCCCCAAAATCGGCAAGTCTCTTCTGTGATCCCTCGCTTCTTCAGCGCAGAGAATGTGACATCGATCATGTTCGCCTTTCTGCGAAATGAAATCCCAAATTTGGGATTACCTTCGCTCTTCTCTCTGTAGTTGCAGCCAAAGCACCAAGCGTGGCCGTCCGTGTACCGAGCAAGGTTGTCCTTACTACCGCACTTCGGGCAGCTTTCGTGTCTTACGAATTCGGATTGGTTCGACATGGTGTTCTCTTATTTCCACTTCGATCCTCGGCGTGTCCGAATACTTCTTTGAGGCGATGATCCTGCACACCTGCACATCGTCCTGCCAAGCCCATCCGTTCAGTACATCGAGCAACCCCTTCTGGTAGTTGTCGATGTCGCCTATGGGATACGGATTGCTTGGGTTCTTCGGTGTGCGGCAGTAGAAGGTGATCTCGACCTCAAGAGGACAAGACAAAGGGCATCCCTTGGGTCGGCTCATTTCACCAAGGGATGCCCACGCGAGTTTCCGGAAGTTGTCGTATCGCTTCTGGTAGTAGACCCTGCCGTTCCTCGCAACGCGAGGTCGGGAGGCAGCAACAGGTTCAATCCAGAGTGTGATTCGCATCAGAAGTCGTTGTCCGAATCCTCAAAGGGAACCGTTGCTTCCTGCTCCTTGACGAACCCATCGGTCGCCTTGAAGCCGAATGCATCGAAGTTGTCGCCAGCGATGTATTGCCGCAACTCAAGCACCTGAACAGCTCGGAGGCGCAGTGAGATGCCGTGGCCAACCATTGCCGTGAAGTAGGGAGCCACATCGAAAGCCACCTTCACAGTGGAGCCGCTGCCGACATTGAGATCCTTGACTGGATTGCCCTTGGCGTCGAAGAGCGCGGGCTTCTGATCCCATTGCTTATCGCCAGTGCCAGCCTTGGCCTTGAGCTTGAACTTGAAGCGGGTCTTCCCGTCTTCAGTCTGCTTCCACGGCATCTCGGCGCGCTTCAGCTGCTTCTTGCCCTTGGCCTTGCACTCGTTGGCGTAGTCCGCATCCGCGATCTTCTGAAGCTTAGCCGCGAGTTCAGAGGCGTCGGCTCCAGAAAGATCAAGGTCGATGCTGTACACCCCGTTCACATCGAACTTCGTGTCTGGCTTCTCGATCTTTGGGTAGACGGCGATGCCAGCGGGGGTGGTGACTCGGACGATGTTCTGCTTGCCACTCATGTTCTGTGTTCTCCTAGTTGAAGTAGTATTCACTCTTCAAAACCTCAGTCACGTCCAGAGAACCGTACTCTGGAACTTCAGGTAATTCTACCACAGAAGGCAGATAAGTCAATACCTCTTTTCGGAACTCGGCCAGTACGTCGTGTTGAAAGATTTCAACAGTAGCCTTCCGGACGCAAGAGGAAACCACTGGTACATCCGCAGCAAGGCACAGGATCTGATCATGAACCGATCCAATGTCTTGAACTCCTTGCGCTTGGCACAGGTTGACCGTGTGGCCCAGCAAGCCACCAATGCCATCAAGACTGTGGACAAAGTTCGGAGCAGCTCCGTTCAATGCCTTGCGCTTTGACTGCTTGCCGTTCTCCTCACGGATGGTCAGCACACGAGCACGAGCACCGATCCTAGTGGACACAGTCATCGAGTCGTAGTTCTCGTAGCGCATCCGAACAGGAAGACCAAGAGGAGTACTCCATCGTGGAGTGATGTCATGATCGACAAGAACTCCCATGCAGTCTCGGATGAACTTCATTCCCCGCGTGGCTGATCCAACGACATCCTCCATCGAATTCCAGATCAGCTTGCCCAAGAATGCGGCTGGCTTGTAGATCTCAAGGCCGAATGGATTAGGGAGGTGACGTAGCCGATCATCAAGCCACTCTCGTGTGTAAGCAATGCAAGAGTGCTGGGTCAGGCCATAAGGCAATGTCATGGTCTGACGCTTCGTGGTGCTTCGTCCGATGTCAAGAGATAACAGTCCCTTGGCATACGGTGAATCAGAAGCGATCAGTTTATCGATGACTCGATTAGCCACAGCTTGATACGGATCCGCAGGTGCTGAACTAGGAAGTACGTTCGTTGCAGCAGCGGCGACTGGGTCACGGAGAAGAAGCGCATAGATCTGAAGTCCCTGAGTGGTGGCATCCATGCCGATTGGAAGTCGAGAGATATACCCGAAGCCACGATTCCAGAAGTTCGTCAGCTCCTTACAGGCAGCGTAGAACGCGAAGGGATCGTCGGCCTCCATCCATTGTCCATTGGCGATTGGATCGTTTCCACTACATTTGATGAGATCTGTATTACATCCGATCCACTTCAGACGGTCTTCCTTCGACTTCTTGTCAAGACCCCACTTGTTGGCTGTGTGCAGCAGTAGGGCTTCCAGTTGAGCCTCATTCTGAATCGGCTTACCCCGTGCGAACCGCAGCATGGCCTTGGCTACGCCTGTTCCCTGTGGGTGGAAGAACAAGGGCAAGGGATAAGCACGGCCACGGAAGTCCAGCTGCTGCGGGTAGAAGATCCGCTCGTAGGTCTTCATCTTGTCCGCCACAAATAGGGTCTTGAGAAGCTGGAGACGCTGACTCTCAAGAGACTCGTTGTGGAAGTAGACCTTGGCCGCAGCCTTGCGCCATTGGCGACGAGAGTCCGCATTAGTCTCGATATCGTCAGGCTTTGCAGGAACTACTTCGTCCTTTGCACTGGGCAAGCCATCTACTTTCCAAGAGCCCTTCCATGCCTCATGCACTAGGGAGAGAACTTCCTGATCCACCTGCCACGGCGTGGCTTGGATGATGTTGGTGGATGAGTAGATCTTGTTGAGGTTGCATCCCGAAAGTTCGGTCTGATATTGCTTGTTCCTCGTCTTGACCAGAGGTCGGGGCTTCCAATCCAACTGGCGGTAGCCTCCGATCCACGGGTTAGACCAAGGGAGCGGACGCTCGACCATAGGCAGGAAGAAGGGAGTCAGTTCCTCGTGGTACTCGTGGCACTTCTTGACCCAATCGCTGATGTCCTTACTGGGTGCAACAGCACAGTAGCGACGGCCACGAGCGTTCAACTTGGTCAGCAGCTGAATGATTCCCGTGCGGGAAGACATCATCTCGACAAGAACCACGCCCAGAGCAAGAGCATCTGCCTTGGCCCACCGCTTCGTGACTAGGTCTACAGCCTTTGCCGCGTCACGGATGAATCGTCGCTTCAGTCCTGCACCGACAGACTTGAAAGACAACTGCTGCATCTTCCGGAAGAAGTCTGGTTCCTCTTGGGCTAGGTTCTCCAGCAGGATCTCATCCTCTACTGCTCGTCCAACTGAGATGCAGAGGGAAGTCATCATCCGTTCCGTGCTGAGGCCATCAATGATGACCTTGG